CGCAGGCCTGTACGCAGCCATGGCCGGGACACGCGGCGTTGCCGGGGCGTACATGACTTTGGAGGCCGCGCAGAACCGGCTCGGAGCGGTATTCCAGCAGAACACGGCTCGGGTAAGCCAAGAGATCGACTGGCTGATGGACCAAGCCGACCGGTTGGGCATCGAGTTTGGCGTCCTGTCCGACGCATACGCAAAATTCGCGGTAGCCGCTGATGCCGCGAACTACTCCAGCGAGGCCACCCGGAGGGTGTTCCTCTCCGTAGCTGAAGCGGGACGGGTGAACAAGCTGTCCATGGAGAACATGCAGGGCATATTCTTGGCCCTGGAGCAGATGATCTCCAAAGGCAAAGTGTCCAGCGAGGAACTACGCCGCCAGTTGGGCGACAGGCTGCCCGGTGCGTTCACAATCATGGCCGACGCCCTGGATATGACTGCCCAGGAGTTGGACGCCGCCCTTCAGGCCGGGGAGGTTTTCTCCTCGCAGGACAACCTGCTCAAATTCGCGGATGAGCTGGATCAACGGTTCGGAAAACAGCTCCCTGACGCCCTGAAATCATTCACAACCCAGTGGGGCCGGTTCCAGAACGAGATATTCAAAGCTGAACTCCGCGCCGGCGAGGCAGGGTTCATCGAGGGTATGCGGGAGGCCCTGGAGAGCCTGACGACGTTCTTCCGGTCCTCCGAGGGGCAGAAGTTCTTCAACGGTCTCGGGTCCGCCGCCGGAACCCTGGCCAAGATGCTCGCCCTCGTGGTCGAAAACCTGGACACCGTGGTCACCATCATGGCCGTAATGGCCAGCCGGAAGATCACATCATACGTGCAGGAGCTTTCCGCCCGTTGGTTGGAGGTCTCCGCTGGCGTAAAAGCGGCCACTGTGGCTCAGACTGCGAATAACTCCGCGCAAGCCGCAGGCGCCGTGCAGGCGCAAGCCCTTGCGACCCGGATGGCCGTTCTTCGCACCCAAACTATGGGCGTATTGGCGTCCACGAGGGCGGCGGCAGTCAGTGTGGTGAACATGGCTCGCGGATTCAGCGTGGCGACGGCGGCAGCACGAGCCGCCGCTGCCGCGATGGGTTTCCTGCGGACAGTCATGGCCACTCTCGGCGGACCTATTGGCCTCGTCATCACCGGGGCATCCCTGCTGCTCACCGAATGGGCCTTTTCCGCAGACCAAGCGACTACTGTCACTTCCGAGCTGAGTCGCCAGGTCGACGCCCTCGGGAAGGCGTACCGGGATGCGAATGGGGACATCGAGAAGGCCAAGGGAAGCCTTGAGTCCCTGACGCAGCTGCAGGCCGAAGAGAACCTACAGAAGATCAAGGACCGGGTGGCCTCCGCCTTTGGGGAGATACGGGAAACCCTGGATCAGAGCCTCTGGTCGGCTCGGACGATAAATCGCGGGGCCGAGGGAGTTCTGCAGATCACCGAAGCCTTTGACGAGATGGAGAGCTCTCTCGCCCAGGGGTTGGTGCCGGACCTGGAGGCGTTCCGGAGAGTCCTCGACGAGGTGGGTCGTGGTGACGACAGTATGCGCCCCCTGGCCGCGCACTTGCTGGAAGTGATCGACTCCGCGAAGGACGGGGAAACATCATTGGCCGACCTCGTCGCCGCCCTGCGGAAGCAGCTCCTGGTCACACAGGCGATCACCGGATCTGCGGAAGAGCAGAAGGCCGCGATGGCAGAGCTGTTTGGGGCCGTGGATGGCGGAGTATCCGGCACAATCGACGCAACGGAAATGCTCAACGCCGCATTCGAGAAGCTGAACCAGAGCGTCCCTCAGACCAAGGCTGAACTGGAAAAGTTGGCGAAAATAAAGGGGCTGAAGGACATTCTGTCGGCGTTCGACGACGTGGACATGTCCACCTGGGACACCACCCAGCTGGGGCGGTACAAGGAACTGGTTGACGCCGTCATGTCCCGCATCCAGGAGATCGAGGGGGAGGATGCGGCGAAGCTCGCGGAATCCATCCGAGAGGCCAACGCGGAGCGGGAGTTTCAGCTCAAGCAGCAGAAACTGATCAACGCAGGACTAGAGAGGCAGGCCGAGATTAACGCGGCGCTGCGGCAGGCGGAACAGGCGGCGGCCAGGAAAGGGCTCACCTTGTCCGAGGCCCAGCGTGCGTCCATCGCCAGGACTACTGCCGCCCTGTACGATCAGAAAGTTGCGCAGGAGCGCCTAGCCCAGCAGCAGCAGGCGGCCCAGGCCATCGCCGAAGACAACGCAAACCGGGAGTTCCAGCTGCAGCAGGCCAAACTTGAGGCTTCCGGGCAGGGTCGACAGGCGGCGATAAACGCTGCAATCCGTGACGCGGAACGCCAGGCCGCCAAGGCCCAGCTCACCCTGACGCAGGAGCAGCGACAGGAGATCGAGCGCACTACGGCCGCCCTGTACGACCAACAGAACGCCGTGAGCGTCCGAGAGCAGCAAGAAGCCCGGATCAACCAGCTGGTGCAAATGCGCAGCGGTCTGATGCAAGCCATTGAGTTCGCGGAAGGCCAAGGCGACCAGACCACCGCTGACGCTCTCGGGAGTCAACTGGCCAACGTCACCACGCAACTGCAGGAGGCCATCCAGCTATCCCGTGAGTTCTGGGCCACGCAACAGGGTCCGGAGGCTGAGGCGGCGCTGATCAATCTCCAAAACCTGGAAAACAGCCTCGTCCAGGTGGGCTCATCATTCATGATGACCGCCGAGGAGATCAACCAGTCAGCGGCCACCATGGCCACCAGCCAGCTGCGTCAGTTCACAGACCAACTCGTGGCCGGGGAGAACGCTATCGAGGCCCTGGGGGATGCCTTCCGGAACTTCGCGATAGAGTTCTTGAACCAGATCGCCCAGATGATTATCCAGCAGATCATCTTCAACGCCCTGAAGTCCGCAGGATTCGGAGGCGGGGTTGGCGGGGTGGCCGGAGCCATCGTGAGCGCTGGGGTGAACCACACCGGAGGCCTCGCAGGGTCAGCCCCGGCAACCCGTGCGGTTCCTGCGAGTGTTTTTGCCGGCGCAATGCGATACCATAACGGCGGAATCCCCGGACTGAAGGCCAACGAGGTGCCGACGATTCTTGAGAAGGGTGAGGAGGTCCTTCCCAGGGACGACCCGAGGCACGCACTCAACGGAGGGGGTTCCAGCGGGCAAGCCCAGCAGCCGGTGATTGTAAACACCATAGACGCGGGCAGCTTCATCTCAGAGGGTCTGAACACCACCCCGGGGCAGAAGGCGATATTCAACCTTATTCGAGCGAACCGTGGGCAGATAAAGAGCCTGCTCACATAACGGAGGTTACCGTGGCAGTCGAAATCGGCACCGCTACCGACAGCTTGGACCTGTACAACAAGCTCTACAATTTCCTGACGGCGGACCCGGCACTTGTCGGGTCTAGCCAACAGTGGGCTCGCGTGAGTACGGTGGGGCCAACTCCCCCGTTCACATCCCCAGGGGTCGCCGGGGACGAGGCCGCCGCAGACGTGATGCTCAAAGGCCCCGGGTTGGCGGGGCAAGATGAGGTGTACGTGTCGATGCGTCTCCTTTCTGACACCAGTATCAACCGACAGCGGGTGCAGCTCAGGGGCCATTTCGGGGTTACCGACGATCAAACTACGTACTTCAACCACATAAACACATCGGACTATAAGGGTTTCTGCGTCTGGGACGCCCCAATGGCCTACTGGTTCGTGGCCAACGGTCGTCGTTTCATGGGCGTAGTTAAGCTCGGGACTGTGTATGAGGTTTTCTACGCCGGTCTGTACCTCCCGTTTGCGTACCCAACGGCGAACCCATACCCGCTCATGGTCGGGGGCACGCTGTATAGCGGCACGGAATACGTCGGGCCTGAAACTACCGGGTACCAGCATTGCGCTTTCGTGGACCCACAATCCGGGGGCACCTTCAACGCTTCGTCTCTCACGGCGGTAGGGCCGGCCGGGACGTGGACTAACTTCAGCAACGGATCAGAATCTCTGACCCGATGGAACGAGCCGAGGACAGCCACGTTCCCCTATTCCGCCCCGGCGTACCCGAGAAGCCTGGACGGCGACACCGTCGTATCGTGGACACCCCCCAACAGGTCGAATATGTGGGAGCTGCTCCTAAACTCCGGGATTGCGTCGCATAAGCCGCTCCTCGGTGGAGGGTATCTGCTCACTCCAGTGACCCTGGCCGTGTCGAATTATCACTCCAGCACGTCCACGCAGGACGCAGGCGTCTGGGGGGAAATGCACGGCGTGTTCCACGTCAGCGGGCACAACAACATCCCGGAGAATATCATTCAGGAGGGCGGGGTAGATCACCTCGTAGTCCAGAATGTGTATCGGACCGGGGCCACCGATTACTTTGCAATCAGACTGGAGTAACCACTGATGGCCTACGCGCTATACACTCCGGCCAATGTGGCCGCCGCAATCGACAACCTGGCCGGATTTTACTCCGGGACTATGGGGTGGACAGTCACTAATGATCCGGGGAACGGGGATTGCCTGATCGAACTCCCGGGTAAGACCGCTAAGTTCCGACTCGGGGTGGATGACTACAGCTATTACTCCAGCAATTACGGGGGTATGTCCTACGAACTACTCCTCATCGACATGGAGAACGTCGCATCGCCCTTCCGGTGCGCAGCCAATTGGATCTCCCCAATAACCCGAATGTATGTGTTTGCCGGGACAACCCCGGAACCCTGGTCACTCATAACTTTCGAGACGGCCCCGAACTACTTTGCCCATGCGTATTTCGGGTACTTGGAAAAGCTCGGCACATATAACGGTGGTGCGATATGTGACGCCAGCTTTTGGGGACTTAGCACCGGCTCATATGATCGGAAGTGGGACTACTACCAAGCGCACCTCCTCTTCGGGGGACTAAACGAGGTTAGCGCAACGGACAGAATTGGAGGCGTCCAGATCGACGATCCGGGAGCGCCGTATGGGACGTACCGATTCTCCCGCAGGACGGACCGACACAGAGTTGGTGGAGGGTTCGGAGACGCATATACGTTCCTCCTGTCCGCCGTGGAACACAGCGGCATCGACGGGGGAATCACGTTCCAGCCCATCACCCTGTCTGCAGACCTCACCGATGACGGGTGGCATACCCCTGTTGGGAATGTGCCGGGCGTCAGGGCGGTGAACCTGGCCCCATTCCAAGTCGGCGAGGTCATCACCGTGGGCGGCGAGGATTGGCAGGTGTTCCCCTTGGTGACCAGATCGGTCGCATACGGCGAGCGAAACCCGGACCCTGCCGCACACCCGGGGAACCTTCAACCGGATTCAGGTGGGAATTACGACTACAACATGGGCCTATCCACAGAAAACTACGGCCTTGCCGTACTGAGGGGGTGATGTATGGCCACGTATTCCGGGGTCGTCGCACCTGGGACCCAGTACGCGCAGGCTGACGCCAGCCTCCCCCCAGCCATCTCGGCCCGAACGTCCAGCCGGTGGACCGGGGGCTTCGTGGCCCAGGATGCCGTCTTCCCTGTGGGCGGCGTATTCATAGAGACGGCCCCGATAGAGGGGTTCCCGGCGCTATCGTTCCCCGGATCTCTCGGGGGTTCGTTCTCCCAAGACTTCTACAACCGGATATACCTATTCCCGTCCCTTATCGAGTTTGGGGCCGTGACCGAGCAGGTGAGCAAATCCGGGAAGGTGTGGAACGCGTATCTGTCCGGGGTCTCGCTGGACGACATCACGGTGTCCGGAGGGGACGGGCTGCAAATCTCCGGACCTACCGCACCCCGGGCGGTCGCCAGCCTGCAGGTTCTTGACTACACATACACGGCACTGTCGGACGGGCCGGCCAAGCTCGGCGCGGAGGTTAACTTCGCATTTGGCGGGGATGTTGGGACGTACACGGTGTCCCTCACCGGCTCCAGGGCCTTGGTGTGGCCTTTCCCGCCGAACTGGTCCGAGCCGTACCGGATTTCCTACAGTTTCAAAACCTCGATACTCACCACGCATAGTGGCCGGGAGCAGCGTCGCGCTCTCCGGCAGCGTCCGAGGAAGAGCCTCTCACACGCGGTGACGATTAAGAACACCGACCAGCTCCGTCGGTACAAGGCCCTCATGGCCACCTGGCAAAGCAGGACGTGGGTCATGCCCGAGCGCACACGATTCGTGGAAACGATGACCGGGATGGCCTCCAACAGTCAAACCATGTCTTTCCCGTCAGTTCCCGGCTGGGTGGCGGTTGGCGGGACCGTGGTCCTTGCGCATGGCGACAAGTCAGAGATGCGGACGGTCGAGAGCCGCACCTCGACATCGGTCACGTTCGACAGCCAGACGGACACCCCCTGGCCGGCCGGTACGAGGATGTTCTCCGGCGTCACTGGGCGGATGGCTACCCAGATGGACGCCCCCCGTAGCACCAATTCCGTGGCCAATGTGTCGGTCAAATTTGAGGCGAACCCTGGCGTAGACCCAGAGATCCCTTACCCGGAGCCGGATACTTTCATCGGCGACCGCCCGGTGTTCCTTGAGGCGTGGAACTGGGCCAATGAGGTGTCGGTGGGTAACGAGCACCCGATAAACCTGGTTGACTTCGGCGTGGGCCGGTCCCAGGCGATAAACCTGGTTGACTTCGGCGTGGGCCGGTCCCAGGCGTATTCACCCATTGCCTTCGGGACCACCACGAAGCAGACGACATTTCTGGCGAGAAACCCGGACCAGGCGGACGCCCTCCTGGGGTTCTTTAACTACCTCCGGGGCCAGTGGGGGGAGTTCTACGCGCCAACGCGGGAGCCGGACATGGATGTTCGCCTCGATGTTTCTGCCGGCGTGGCGTCTCTCCGGGTAGTCGGAACGGACATCTATACGAACTACGCCAACGGAACCGTCAACAGGGGCATTGCCGTTTTCCTCCGGGACGGGACGATAATGCCCCGTCAGGTTGTGGACATCGGGCTGGTCGAGGACGCCCTGGGGGCAGACACAGCGATCACGGTAGGAGAGCCATGGGACAAGGAAATCATCGTCGACGAGGTGCTTATGGTATGCTGGATGCCGGTATGGCGCCTGGCGTCGGATGGGCTCACCGTTGAGTGGGTAACCGACCAGGTCGCCCAGGTGCAGCTGGCCAGCAGGACACTGGAAGACATCGAAGGAGATGATCCGTAATGGCTTTTGGATTCTTTGAGCGGAGTCGATGCAAGGGCGCTCCGGTGACCCTGTATCGGTTCCAGTACGGGGTCGAGAACACCCATATCTACACGATGACGGACGCCGACGAGTCCGTGTCGTATGGCGGGAATGAGTATCAACCGGTCCCGATCCAAAAGAGTAAGACCTCTTCAAACGGGACTTTGGACAATTCCACGTTGGAGATCACGACCACCAGGGATAACCCGGTGGCCCTTCTTTTCCGTGCGTACCCTCCGAGCTATCCGATCACCCT